GTCCCACGCAGATACGTCTGAGCTGTAAACAGCTCCCACCTCGTTCATTGAGTTGAACACGGAGTCCAGGTGTGACACCTGCTCTCGTGCAGTCAACCCAATTCCACATTGGGCGGGAAGCTTTTTGTAGTTCGCAGCTTCGAACGGGTTCGCGCCCACTGCGAGAACGCGGTCAACCAGTTGATCCGCAACCGACACACTCGCGATGAGGCGCCAGCGGCCAGCAGCACACTTGGCGCTACTGTGCGGTTCGTTCTTGGTGAACATTTTCACAGGGTCACAGAGACCCAGACGTACCATGTCGGCGGCAGTCAGATATTTGGAAACGTCGTCACAGTCACACAAAAGCAACATGGAAACTCGCTTGGTTACGAGGCAGCACATTTCGTGCCAAGCGTCGAAATCATCAAGTAAGTCCCCGTTTGTCTTGTGTGTGGCCATGTATGGTAGACCTGTTCCCGAATTTCTGGTAAGTTCCAATCCGAGTTCGGACACCATCTCGTAAATTTTCAGAGTGTATTTGTGCACGTCCCCGAGGAAATCTTCTCTCGAGGCCGGAAAAACAGCAGCAACCTTGGCCGCGCACTTGGAATAGCGCGGGAAACCATCGACAATGTCAGCAATGTGTTTGGACTCTGTAGCGAGGTAAGCGCCCAAGGCAGCCAAGCGAGGATCACCTGTAAGGCCAATGGCCTCCCTGATGGAATCGCTGGCTGCGTTCAGGCCCTCTGTCGCGCACTTGTCCACACGATTTGCGACTAAGCGGATGGGGTCATCTGCAGCGATGCTAGAAGGCAAATCCGCTCCTCTTCGGTGAAGGACTCCAGCAGTTTCGCGGCTTCCGAAACCCTTAGCCTGGTATGCGAAAGAGTGTTTTTCCGCCGCGGAACCACGCTCTGGCCGCTGGTAGTCGCAACCTTCCCTAAGGAGGTTTTCTTGGGTGGCGGCTGAGACTTTCTTGGCTCCGTGGGTGTCGTGGATGGGACTGTTGGCATCTCTGCCGGCAAAACGGAAGTTTCGGTAAACTTTGCCTTCTTCTGATTGGCCTTCTGCCTCCGCGAAAGCTTCACTGAAGAGGTCTCCTCCGGGGTCTTGGAGGTTCTCTCGACGGCGGGTGGCTGGGTCGCCTCCGTTGGCAGAAGAGGCCCATCCGACGAATTTGGTTGCGCCATGCGACGTCCGAACGGTTTCACTTTCGGCTCCCCAGGGACGGGGGTCGAAAGCTCTGGCGAGGTTCCCCGTGGGCCGACCGTAGTCGGGGAGACTTCTTTTGCATTCTTCAATGAAGGGCGCAAAACGGTCGGCTCGCGAAAAACCTGCCCAGCGGGCGCGTGTACGGGCATGGAAGACGCGTCCGGGATTGCAACCTGGGGCGCGTTTACGGAGAAGACTTCCTCCTCGCTTAAGGGCGGGAGGGAAACTACGTCCGCCAAATCCGGCAAACCAGAAAAAGTAGAGTCGGCGTCGTCCTCATCCTGAGACAACTGTGTGGCTGTGACGATGTTTCCAACGTCACGCCAAGCATTGCTGAAGAGTGCGACATTAGACAAGCCGGACTCTTCTGTCGTCCAATGGCCGTATTCATCCTGGCGGAGCCGCTGGTAAGCCAGCTGACGCTCGTCCTCCTCTTCCTTGTCATCAGCCCAGGAGAAGTACGCACGGGGTCCGTCGATAGATGGCAGATCAAAACTGTATGCGCTTCCAGCGCGGTGCATCGAGCCGTCTGAGACACGGTAGCCATCTTTGTACAAGTAAAACTCGGCGTCATCATTACGGGCTTCATAGCGCTCGCGGAAATCCTCCTCGGCCGCCAATGCGGCGTAGTGATCCGTGTCGAGATGCTCCCACTGCGTCTTAGCCTGGGCAACCGGGGACTCGGTCCTAAAGAAACCGGACTCGGGCACGATCCCACAGGTTAAGCTGCTTGCCACAAGAAGGGCAAGGTTCTTTTCCGTGCGGGACACGTGGTTACGAGCGCTCACCAGTCCGAAGATGGCCGTGGCCTCATTCCACAGAGCCTCTTTCTCATTGTTGTACTTACACCCAGTATGTATGGCGATCATCTTG